CCCATCTCTTCTAAGGAGTTATCGTGTGGAAAAGATCGTTACTGCTATTGTCGCTTCGCTCTTGGTCATCGTTGTCGTGGCTTTCGCCGCTTCTGTCGTTGTTCCAAGGCATTGCTTCATTCCGCAGTTCGACTTTCCGAAAGCGAGCTCCAAAGAACCTTCAAGCGATTGAGTGGGATTTGGTACCCTATTCTTTTCGTCTTGAATGGTACGAGATGAAGGATCCATCTGGTCCTACCCAAAAGGTAGACCGCCAACCGGTGCGGGTCACTGCACCCGGGGAATCCTCCCCTGCTAATCACCACGGTGATTAGGATGGCAACTCGATCTTACTCCGTCCCCCTTCCAGGGGGCTCCGGAAAATTGAGAGAGTATTACTCCAACTACTCTAATGTTTCACCTAAAGTCAACGGCAAACTCACGCTTATCGCCAATGAGCACCAGTTGGTTCATGCCAACTGTACTCAATGGACTAACGTTAAGCCTGGGGTTGCCGAAGTCTGCGGTGGGGCGGAGCAGAATCCTCGCTATCCTTTTACTTCGGATGAAACCAATCAGGTTCGTTCAAAGTTTATCGGAAAGCTACGGACAGGCTCTGCGAGTTTAGGAGTAACCTTGGCCTCTTGGGGCCAATCACGATCTATGATCGTGGACCGTTTGCGAAGGATTGACCGAATCTTCCGCAACGTCCAAAGAAGGCGCGACCGCAATCCGCGAAGGCGGAGGTACTCTTCCCGAGTACTGGCGAGCGATTTCTTGGAAGGTGAGTTTGGCTGGATACCGCTTCTTCAGGATATCCACGCACTGACTTCAACGGTTTGTCAGAAGGCGATTCCACCCGAATGGGTGAAAGCGACTTCTCAATTTCCGTATAGTCAGGTCGTGAAGTCTGGTAGCGCTTCGGCGTTATTGACTTCTACCTTCTCAGGTAGGGGCCGATGTACCATGTCGGCGAGAGTTAGCATCTCAAACCCTAACTTGTGGTTAGCAAACCGTTTGGGTATAATAAACCCTGCGGTTGTGGCTTGGGATCTCGTTCCCTGGTCATTCGTGGTAAATATGTTCGTGAATGTTAACCAAATTCTCAGTAGCCTTACGGATACTGTGGGTTTGACCCTCACGAATGGTAGTACCACGACAAGTTCGTCTGTGCTTTTGGAACAGACTTACTATACCCGCATCTCGGCTTCTGAAGCTTACTATAATTTTAGTAATGTCAACAGTAAGTTCCGAGGGCGGCTCCTGGGTTCACCCCCGCGTCCCTCATTGAGGCTCAAACTCCCTGAAGTCAACTTTGAACTGGCGGCAATTGCCTCAGCTCTAGTCCGACAGAGAGTAAAAGGTCTCCGATGAGTTTTCCTCACCTTTCTACTGAAAGCATCAAATGCCACAAGCAGCTGACATCGTCGTGAACAACGGCGCAGGCACCCCGGTCGCAAAGACCTTCACTCTCCAAGTTCCCGCTGCTGGTATCAACAGCGAAGCTCGTTGGGAGCTGATGGAAGGAGCCAATCCTGGCGTCTTTCCTCAGATGCGTGCCATCCTCCGAAATGACCCCTCTGTGAAGGGCATGTCTTCGGTTTTCAAGATTGTGTATCCCGCGGCTTTCACCGATTCGACTACCGGGCTGGTGAAGCCCCTGTCGAGCGCTGAATTCGTGGGAACTGTCAAGATGCCGGACGATTGGCCTGAAGCTGAGAAGGCGAATTTCGCCGCGTATATCGCGAATACGATGAATCTCACGATCATGAAGGGGGCCGGTGGCTTCCTTCGTGGTCGGGTGACCTTCACCTAATTCGCGGTCTACTTAACGAAACTCTAGGAGAATACGTTGGATACATTCCTTCGTGTCGTCGACGCTACATGCGAAGACGTCGGTACCCCTCGTGCGTTAACTGTCAAACTGTTAGCGAATGCTGGGGAGTGGGCGCAGCTTGCAAGGCTGCGTACTGACCCAAACTGGTACTTTGATAGTGAATCTTATTTCAAAGATACAGTCGTAACAGACTTATTGAGGAAATGTGATTTACCGTCAGGGATCGATAGGGAAGGTGAGGCTCGCGAGTTATTTTGGGCTTTGGAAGCCAAAAATGCTCGGACCAATGTTCGACTTTCACGCTTTCTTCCGGAACATCTTCTTCTTGAAGACAAATCGGATTTAGCCGTTTACGACTTTATTGGTCGTTGGCGTAAAATAGTGAGAGACTTACTTGGTTCCTTACCGTACAGTCTTACCCCGAGGTTTTCCTCCGGTGCCACGTTTGCCGATGTCGGGCAGCTAATAACAACTCCCGACAAAATGTCGAGCAGACCAACGGTCTATTCACACTCCCGTGATCTACTGCCTTTCTGGGCGGAAACATCTTGGGGGCGCTCTGTGATGCAAGAGCGATGTGATTCAGACCCTCTATCTGTACGTGGCAATATCTTCTTTACAGTTCCTAAGGATGCCAAATCCTTCAGGGGTTGCTGTAAAGAGGCGAGCCTTAACGTAAGTCTCCAACTCGACCTTGGTCGTTTAATGAAGACTCGGTTAAAAGAACGTGCAGGGATCGATCTTAGAAATGGCCAGTCAGTACATCGCGTTGAAGCCTGTAAAGCCTCACGCACTGGCAGTCATTCCACAATCGATTTGAGTAGTGCCTCCGACACTATGTGCCGGAATGTGGTGCAGCTCATCCTACCGGATGAGTGGTACACCCTACTCTCCTCCCTTCGGGCGAGTCATACTCGATTAGGAAAGAAATGGGTTCGTCTTGAGAAGTTTTCCTCAATGGGAAACGGCTTCACTTTCGAACTTGAGTCTCTCCTTTTCTATAGTTTGGCTCGTGCGCTTTCTGACGATCCTAACAGTAAGATTCTGTGCTATGGGGATGACCTCATAGTTCCAGTTTCTATCCATAGGGATTTAGTTAGCGCTCTCCGCTTTTTCGGCTTCGAACCGAATGAGAAAAAGACCTTCGCCGAAGGTCCGTTTAGGGAAAGTTGCGGTGGCGATTTCTTTGGGGGTGTGCCCGTAAGGGCGCATTTCTTGAAGGAATTGCCCAATGAACCGCAACAATGGATGTCTTTAGCGAATGGAATCCGAAGAATCGCCCATATCGACGGAGTGTTGGACCAGCATCGCTGGTCCTACCTACGTCGAGCATGGTTCCGATCCCAGGATCCCATCCCCTATCGCATCCGGAAGTGCAGAGGTCCTGAATCGTTGGGTGACATTGTCATCCACGATCAGCCTTCGAGCTGGGAATACTTGACTGATGTCAAAACTCATGAGGAATCATGGG